GACACTGTTTTAAAACTTACCGAACCGTCTTTATTAAGGGCTCGTTCTTGGTACGATAGAGGAGCTTGTAGATGTTCTTTGAATGCGCTTGGCGATGTCTTAAATCTAGTATGTTGATCTATTATCAATCCAGGATCCTGAACATAAACATAACGATCGTTTAAAGTCCATAGCGGTCTGGTGAGTCCAAGCGGTTCAGCTGTCTTAAGTAATTGTTGGAACATGGCGTTTGCCGACGGGCCTGAATGAACTAGGAAATCATCGAGTCCGACTTTATCGAGATCTGGAAGCTGAGGAAGATTAACCAGATGGACAAACGCGCCGCGGTTATGTAATTCGTCAGCTAATAAACGTAGCGCGTTACAGACAAGTGGATTCGTATGGTAATCTGAATCGAAGCAAACGTAGGTATTCCGTTTCACCCAATTTATGGGATCCAAACTAGATATCCACGTTATTCCTAATTTATTGGACCGCCAATTATAAACGCCACCTAAGCCTATTGTTGGGAAGCCTTCTTTGCAAGCCTTCGCGGCTTTCAATTCGCCTTCAGTTATGATGAGAGGTTGATCAACGTCGTTAATTAATTCTGACCAATCGTAATTCTTAGGGTAATAAACTACGGGCGCTGTGTTTGGCTCTTGTACATATCGTATGGTTTTCTTTTCGGTAACTGCATCAAACCCCTTTTTAGTTTCAAGGTATCGCAATCTATAAAATGGTTTTGTTCCAGGCCAATCTGAAAGAGGTTTTCCGAGATGGTCAAAGTAGGGTATTTTGAGACTGCAAAGATTATCAAATGCGGGATGGAGCTGCGACGTTTTAGATTGGTCTACGAACGACATACCTAATAATTTAGCGTCCTGCCCATCTAACCCGGACGTTTCTAACTTACTTAAACCAAGTGTTGTTGCGCGACCGTTATTATCAGCCGTTGTCTTCTTAGCTCTTGGAGCCATTATAAAACACTCCCTCGATATTAAATGTGGGCGAGCCCTCAGCGACTCAATTAGGTGACTCCCACATGTTTTTCCTCTCAGCAAAAAAGTTCGCCGGACCATTCACTTGCTGAGGGTGAGGGAGGAGAGCACAGCCGAAAGACTTTCCGGCGGTACCAAAAGGCCCGGCGAACAGCAGTTAATATAGGTACATAAAACCAAGAAGTAAATATATGAGCGAAAACAGCAATATTGTGTAGCGGGATTGTAGCGGTTGTGTAGCAGGCTTAAAAGCATTAACTATCAACAACTTAGGTGGAAGCCCACATAACTGCGAGCCAGGCCCTCCGCTACACGCTACAGCAGTTTCCTATTGTCCTAGCTCTCTACTTATTTTTTACTACTTCTTTACTATTTCTATAAAAGGTATAGTAAATCTGTAGTTCCTGTATATATATATTTAAATCAATTACTTAGGTCGCTACACAACGCCACTACAGAATATTAGGGCCCTTATTGTGTAGTGGGGCCCATTACCTGTTTACACGTTAGCATTGACATGGTAATCGCTGTAATATTAAACTTATGCTGGGCGGTACAATAATTCTTTTTAATTTTACGACAAAGCCACACACGTGGAAGGTGGTACCATGATTGAATTGATTACCAAAGGAATTGACACCGTAATTAAAGAAATTAAAAAAGAACAAAAGCAAATAACATTTGCGTCAGCTGTAGCACTGACTAAAACTGCCCAACTTTCAGTCGCTGAATTAAAAAAGAGAGCTATCAAAGACCTTGATAACCCTACGCCATTTACGTTAAAAGGTTTTAGATTCACAAGCGCAACAAAAAGAAACTTAGAGGCAAGAGTTTATATCGCTCCCATACAAGCTGCGTACATGCAATGGCAAGTTTACGGAGGTGTCAGGCCGAAGCGCGCAAAGAAAGGTGAGCTGATACCAATCAATATCCCATTAAATAAATACGGCAATGTTGTTGGACGACGTGGTGGTAAGATAAATAAGTTGCTTGCACGCAAAGATACTTTCATTGATACTATCAATGGGGTGTATGGTATTTGGCAAAGACTTTATACAAGTAAAGCCGGAAGAATAAGTGCCGCAGGGAATTCAGAAAAAAGAAACGAAGCGTCAAAGAAATTAAAATTACTTGCTCTTTTAAAACCAACCGTTCAATACAAACCTAAATTTAATTTCGATAAAATAGTTAATGGCACGTTAGAAAAAGAATTCGAAAAAGAATTTGACAAGGCTTTGTCCAACGCTCGTGCAACTGCGCGCTGAGATTCTGTGGGTCCTTTCCGGGGCCAGACGCGCGGGTACATTCGCAAGCGCACTTCTTCATAGTTCCCACACTTTTATAGGGTTTGTTTAAAGAATGAGAAAAATAACAAAGAAAATAGTAAAGAAAATTCCACCTCCGCAAATTAGAAGAGCTAACAAATCTGAAGCGGCTGAGTTTTTTGATATATCTCTCCCCACATTAGATCGTTGGATTCGTGAAGGAATGCCGATTTTCCAACGCGGCACGCGCGGTGTGTCGTGGATCATAGATCTTATGGTTGTGGCCAAGTGGAAATATTCTCCGATGGACACCGCAGGCCCTTTGGATCCAGAGACTCTAGTTCCATCAGAACGGAAAATTTGGTATGACGGCGAAACAAGCAGACGTAAATTGCAAGAACGCGACCGTGAATTAATTCCGCAATCTGAAGTTGAAGAATGTGTAGGAACTTCGTTCGCTGCCGTAGCGCAAGCGTTGTTATCTCTGAGCGATACGCTCGAACGAAAAGTTGGTTTGACTAGAGACCAATCTCAATTGAGCGAGGAGATAGTCCATTCAACATTGACCACGTTAAAAGAAAACTTATCAACTATAAGGCCCTTAGAAAAATAATCATGGGAAGATTTTCAAATCCATACACGATAGTACATTCCGCAGCCGATGCATTTAGCCCACCGGTATTGATAAAACCGTCAGAGGGTGCAAGGAAAATTCTCATGATCCGCCAGCCTGGTGGATACTCAGGTCCATGGTCTCCTGAAGAGACGCCATATATGATTGAGCCGATGGATACTTTGGCCAGTCGTTTTCATGAAGCCGTTTGTTTTGTGGGCCCGTCAAGATCTGGTAAAACCATGGGTTTGTTAGATGCCTGGTTATCTCATGTGATATGCCACGATCCTGGTGATGCATTAGTCATTCAGATGACGCAAGACAAAGCCAGAGAGTATTCTAAGACGCGCATAGACAGAGCGATAAGGTACAGTCCAGAACTGAAGTCTAGAATGAGTTCTCGCAGTGCCGACGATAACACGTATGACAAATTGACAAAGCATGGGATGTGGCTGAAATTAGGTTGGCCGTCTATAACACAACTGTCCTCGTCCGATTATAGATACGTCGCGCTGACAGACTATGACAGAATGCCAGACGACATTGATGGAGAAGGAAGTGGTTTTGTACTAGGTATAAAACGCACGCAGACGTTTCTTAGTCGCGGCATGTGCATGGTTGAATCAAGCCCTGGTAAAGATTATGAAGATCCGCATTGGAAACCTTCTACACCACACGAGGCGGCTCCAGTAACCGGCGTATTGGGCATTTATAATTTAAGTGATCGTCGAAGATGGTATTGGAAATGTTTGGATTGCAACGAATATTTTGAAGCATCGCCTGGGCTCAAGTTATTCGCAACGCTGCCAAGAGAAAGTGAGTTATTGGAAATGGTACGATCGGCACCGCTTCAAGACCTAGCCAAAAAACACGCTTCTATATGCTGCCCATCGTGCGGCTCTCAGATAGAACAAAAACATAAATCAGAATTGAACAACATCAAAACAGCCAGATGGGTGGCCGATGGGCAAGGAGTGACAAAAGATGGTGACGTCTATGGCGACTACACTAAATCTTCAATCGCAGGGTTTTGGTTAGGTGGCGTGGCTGCAGCATACCAACGATGGGATTCGATATTGTTAGGATATTTACAAGGCTTGCGCGAATACGCACTGAGTGGATCTGAAGCTACGTTGAAAAGTAAAATAAACACTGACCAGGCAATGCCATACATATCCAGAGGATTGACTGAAGAGATAGGTACCAAAGCAGAAGCCAGAGCTGAGGATGTGGAAAGATTTATAGTGCCGTCGTGGACTAGATTTATTCTCGCGTCCGTCGATATTCAAGGTGGCCATAAAGCCAGGTTTGTTGTACAGGTCCACGCGGTTGGAGTTGATATGGAGTCTCTGATAATTGACAGGTATAACATAACAAAATCAGAACGCGGCGAGGATTTGAGAGTGGATCCATCTTCATATTCTGAAGATTGGGATTTATTAACAGACAAAGTTGTACAATCCACCTATAGATACGAAGGTGATTCTGAATTAAGGGTTTTGAAAACTATTGTGGATTACGGTGGCGAGGCTGGTGTTACTGTACAGGCAACAGCTTGGAGAAAACGACTTAAAAAATTAGGTCTTGCCGACAGGGTGGTTTTAGGAAAGGGCGATAGTAGATTAAAAAATATGATTCAGTGGACGCACGCCAGAGACCAACACAACAATAAAACCTATCAAGTTCCAATATTATTATTCTCCACTGACAAATTCAAAGATTTGGTATCAGCCTCAATGCGGCGCAATGAGCCAGGTCCAGCGTATATGCACTTTCCTTCCTGGCTCAGGCCTTGGTTTTATGAAGAATTGAGAGCCGAAGTAAGATTGCCAGATGGAAAATGGAAACGAATAAAACCAAGAAACGAAGCGTTAGATTTATGGTGTATGATCTGGGCACTTTCGTATGCTATCGGTCCTGGCAATCCTAGCGAAGCCTTCAATTGGATGTCGCCACCGTCATGGGCCATGTCAATATTAGAAAATTCTGAATTGATAAGTTCGTCTGACCGCAGAGCTATGAAAAAACCTGTGAAACGAATAGTTAAAAAGAACAAACCTATTGACGGGTTTGGGTCTGAGGAATGGAATTTATAGACCATGTCTAAGAAAGATATCTTAGATGCTCTGTCTGATAGGCTAGGAGTTCGTTTAGTCGCATCTGGCATGCCTACGCATGAGGCTACCGCGATTGTCGCAGAGGCTGTTTACGAAATCCGAAATGAGTTTGGCGGTTGTAGGCATTACGTATATTCGAAAAGTTCTGACGGGCGCAATTCAGTTGTAATTTCCCTATGGCGATCCGGTAAAACAAAATCAGAAATCGCTAAATCGCAATCGATAAGCGTACGAACAATCGATAGAATTATCTCAACACACAATTCAAAACGAGCGAAAGCCAGGTCAATTGAATTTTGTTCTGATTATTGGGCTTTATAATTGCGACAAACTTTGACTAAAAATGTCGCAGAAGTTTAAGTATTATCCGCTTATGGCGTATACGCAAAAACATTTAGACGAGTTGCAGAAATCTATTGCTTCAGGAGTTTTGTCTATCACGGTTGACGGCAGAACGACGAGTTTTAGATCGCTTCAACACATGCTTTCTATTGAAGCCATGATAAAAAACGAATTGGCGGCAGAATCCTCGTCCACAAGCCGGATGTATCCAAGATATCAAGTGCCATCTTTTGCAGACGATTAATGTATGGAAAGAAGATTAAATATCGTATGGCGTGGCGGTGTTCCTGTTAAATCCTATTATGAAGCTGGGAAAAGGAGCAGCCTGCATAAACAGCGGGTGGAGAAAAGATCCGCTAATGGCGCAATACTGCCTGCCGGTAGATTTTTAAGAGAGCAAGCCCGTCACCTTGATCAGAATCATGACCTGGCCCGTGGGGCCCTCAATACTCTGGTACAAAATATAGTCGGGCCGAAAGGTATACAGGCAGAGCCGTGCCCACTTACCAAATCTGGAAAGATCCATGACGGTCTTGCCAGACAGATTGAACACGTTTTGGACGACTGGTATAAAAAACCAGAAGTCACCTGGACTCACGACTGGCCTGCAGCTCAACGGCTTATTGCCCGAACGTGGTTGCGCGATGGCGAAGCCCTTAGTCAAACGATTAAAGGCAACGTGCCTACGCTTGATCACGGTACAACGATCCCGTATTCGCTTGAACTTATTGAGCCAGATCTTCTCCCACTTGACTACAACGCAAACGGCGATAAAAAAATTGTTTCAGCGATTCAGATAAATGGTTGGAACAGGCCAACGTATTACCATCTATACAAAGAGCATCCAGGCGATTCAAATGTTTTTTTGAAGGCGTCTGGGATGAAAGCCGTGCCAGCAAGAAAAATACTACATTTAAAATTGGTAGATAGGATAGGCCAATTGCGTGGTGTTTCATTATTCGCATCCGTCATCCTTCGTTTGGATGACATTAAAGATTACGAAGAGAGTGAAAGAATCGCGGCGAAAGTTGCGGCAAGTATGGCTGCGTACATCAAGAAAGGAAGCCCTGATAGATACGACAACGAAATTGATTCTAATGGCGAGGCCGAGCCACGTGATTTGAGATTCAGGCCTGGCATGGTGTTTGATGATCTTTTGGTTGGTGAGGATATCGGGATCATCGATACGAAACGCCCAAGCACGCAACTCGAGCCTCACCGTAATGGCCAGTTGCGTGCTGCCGGCAGAGGTTTATGCTTATCGTATTCAGCTGTGTCCGGTGATTATAATGGCACGTATTCTGCACAGCGTCAAGAATTAGTTGAAGGTTACGGAGCCTACGGCGTCCTGGCTTCTGAATTCATAGGCCAATTTGTACGACCGAATTATACCAACATTATAGAGATGGCCATGCTTTCCGGAGTCTTAGACATCCCCAGTGACGTTGATATCAGAACTATTGCCAATGCTCTATACATACCTCCGCAAATGCCTTGGATTGATCCTCTGAAAGAAGCTGTCTCGCTTAAGACACTTGAAGAAAATACTCACGCAAGTGGATTAGAGATTATCCGCAAACGTGGGAATAACCCACGCGAAGTTGTTGAGAGTCAGCGCCGTTGGTTAGAAATGAAAAAAGATATTCAGACACCTGAGAGTATGGAAGCCGCCACTACAGCCGCCGCGAATCGCATACCCCTAACCGCAGAAGATTTATTTAACTGAATGATTGTTAATAGGATGCTTGAATGAAGAACAAAGCAAAGTCCAGAAAAAACAAAACGAAGCCATGGTATAAATTTATTGCGGCTGTCAAAGCTGACGAACCTTCGCAATTGCTTATCTACGGCGATATCGGTGAAAATTTCTGGGGTGACGAATCCGTAACAGCAAAAAGTCTTGTTAAAGATCTTGCTGCGGTGGAAGGCGGGGACGTAATAGTGCGCATAAACAGCGTCGGCGGTTCAGTTTCTGATGGCGTGGCGATATTCAATGCTTTGAAACGTCATAGCGGTTCAGTTTCTGTCATCATCGATTCTGCCGCGTATTCTGCCGCGTCGCTAATCGCCATGGCTGGCGACACGATCGAAATGCCTGATAATAGCATGATGATGATCCATGCTCCAAAAGCCAACGTCGGCGGGAATGCTGAAGAGCTTCGAAACTACGCTGAAATTTTGGATAAGCACTCAGACGCAATGGGCAACGCGTATGTTAGATCAAACGGGCCTGACAAAAAAACTATCGACGGTTGGTTGAAAGATGGCGATGATCATTATTTTACAGCGGATGAGGCTTTTGAGCTTGGCCTTATTGACGTCGTAGGTAAATCGCTAGACGCCGTAGCGATCGCTGACCAGATTAATTTCGGCAGTTACGTTGTACCAAAGGCAATAGAAGTTTTATCTCTCGTTGACACACACACTAAGAAAGGCAAAATTATGAAGAAGACAAAAACCGATACTGGAAACGCGCCTGCCGATCTGGTCGTTGAAGGTGGCTCAAACGGCAACGTTGACAGTGAGGCTATCATCACGGCGCGGAATGCGGAAATGAAAATCCGTAATGAGGCAATTATCGCAGTTCTCAATCCGCACATGCACATTGCTGGTATCCGAGCTCTCAAGGATACATCTTTGATTGATGTTACTATGTCCGTTGACGCCGTCCGCAACCAGGCGTTGGACATTATTGGGAAAGATTACACGCCGGCCGCACCTTCTACACCTGATCGAGTTTACTGCGTGGAAGACGCGCAGGACAAGCGTATCGACGGCGTTACTACGATGATCATGGCACGAGCCAACATCAAACAGGACGATGGTAAACGTATCGTTATGGCTGGCAATCCATGGAGAGGAATGTCGCTCATGGATGTTGCTCGAGATTCTCTGTCACGTACTGGCTTTGATACGCGCGGCATGTCGAAGATGGAAGTTGTCGCTGCGGCGTTCAGCCAATCTGAAAGTGATTTCCCGATACTTTTGGAAAACGCGATGCACAAAGCCTTGCTTGCTGGATACAATACTGCACCGTTTACGTGGAATCGCTTCTGCGCCGTCGGCACTGTATCTGATTTCCGAGCGCACAACCGTTACACCCTTGGAAGTCTTGGAAACCTCGATTCGCTGAACGAGCTTGGTGAGTTTGAGAACAAGACAATTCCTGATGGTCGCAAAGAGTCTGTGTCCATCGATACTAAAGGCAACATTATCAACATCAGCCGTAAAGCTATCATCGACGATGATCTCGGTGCGTTTGTCGGCCTGGCTTCTTCTCTTGGCCGCGCAGGTCGACGGACTATTGAATCAGCCGTTTTCACAACCTTGGCCCTCAACTCTGGTCTTGGTCCGGTGTTGGCAGATTCGAAGACTTTGTTCCACGCTGACCACGGCAACATCGGAACTGGCGCGGCAATTTCAATCGCGTCAATCGACGCTGATCGTGTTTTGATGGCCAGTCAGACGGACGTCTCCGGTAACGACTATCTCGATCTACGACCTTCTGTTCTTCTTCTTGCGATTGGACTTGGCGGTACTGCCCGCGAGCTTAACGCGCAAGAGTACAACGACGAGGCTACCAAGAACCAGCGTCGCCCCAATACTGTACGCGGCTTGTACAACGACATCGTCGATACTCCGCGATTGACTGGTACTGCGCGGTATTCGTTTGCAGATCCGAGCGACGCGCCAGTTCTTGAGGTTTCATTCCTTGACGGCGAACAGGAACCTTTCTTGGATGTGCAAGAAGGTTTCTCTGTCGATGGAGCCAGGTACAAAGCGCGTTTGGATTTTGGGGTTTCTGGTGTTGGATACGAAGGTGCTGTCTACAACGCCGGCGCATAACGTTTAACGACGCCGCAGTTCATCGCTTGTAAATTTTATTGAGGTTTTTGAAATGACTACAAAAGTTTTTAACTCGAATAACATGCGCGTTATTCAGTGGACTCCCGCCGCCGCAGTAAGCTCTGGCGACATCGTAACTATGGGTGGTACCAATGATGCAACCCTTGGTATTGCTTTGGCTGATATCGCTTCTGGTGAAAGCGGCAGCGTTGGTGTTAATTGTGGTGTCAATGCTGCTAAGGTAAGCGCCGCCGTCTTCGCGGCCGGCGAATCTTTGGTATGGGATTCTTCTGCATCTGCGTTTGACGATAACGCGGCTACACCGGCATCGGGCGATGTGTCTGGTTCGTGTATGGCAGATACAGCCGGCGCAAATGCTGAAACCACGTGCAGGGTATGGCTGACCGGCATTCCCGCGACACTTACTGCTTAACGGTTTAGGTTAGTCAGAGACCGCCTGAAAGTAGCTTAGAACTGTTCTCAGGCGGTCTTTATACGAAGCTACATCTAACTATCTTTGGTTTACCACAACCACGATCTCTTTTGGGTCATTTAAGATGTTTCTCATTGGAATTACCAGGAACGGCAAATGTCGGAAATCAGAAGGAGGTTGGATGACGACCCAGTTAAGTCGAGAATTTCAAATCTTCTCGGGCAGATTGTTCTCGCCTCAATTCCGCTTTTGGCAGTGGCTGTCTTTGGCGCTTGGTTTTCTGGTAGCACTTCTATTATTAAACTCGCTACTCGAGTCGAGGCACTCGAAGCAGGGCGTATCGAGCGAGATAATCGCACCATCAAGTTCTTCGCAGAGTTCGAACGACGATTGGATCTACGAGTTGTCCAGATCGAAAAAACCATTGATCTTTTGCGACAGGAACTTACTACAGTGCGGGACTGGTCAAGGGAAACAGAGGACAGTAGGTTCAGACCAAAGGACGCAGAGCCTATAATTCATAGGATTGCCGCTCTTGAGCAAGATCAGCGGGAAATACGAATGGAGGTGCGAAACCACAACGCAAAAGCAGAGGGTTATATCGATCGCATCATCCGCAATACGAAAAAGATGGATGAGATGAGCACTAAGGTGCATGAGCATTATAAGGGAGCAAAGTGAGTAAATTCACTTACCGAGTTGAAGTTGATACCGATAAACCTCGCGGCAAAGGACGTGTGCAATATTACCCTGGAATAGACTTTACCCACCATCCAAAAAGCTATCCTGGAGAAGCGATTTTAATACCAGGCGAAAAACCTAGTGATGGAGCAACTGGAGCCATTGACACTGCTGACGTTATGCAAGCAGTCTTTATCCACGACCAAATATGCAAACACCCGTTTTTTATCAGCGGTAGAAAGATAACAAATTGGATGGCTTCAAGAATTCTTACCGATCAGATGATTATCGATGGTGTCTGGTGGAGAGCTTGGTATTTCTTTTGGGCGACGTTTTTAAAGGGTTGTAAATTAGCGCGCAAAAATGGAATGTTCAGACCGCGTAAAACTACTTAATGAATAGAGATTAGAGGAAGACGTAATGGGTGCAAAGACAAATTATTTGGAAGACGCGCTAATTGGGCATTTATTTCGAGGTGCTCCGTTCACCGCCCCAACGACTTGGTATGTGGGATTGTTTACTGCCGCCCCATCCGACGCTGGCGGTGGGACAGAAGTGTCTGGCGGGAGCTATACCCGCGTCGCGGTTGCCAACGCTTCTGCGCAATGGGACGCTACCGCCGCCGGCAACGGCACCACCGCCAACACCAACGCGATTACTTTCCCCGCGCCAACTGCTGACTGGGGCCAGGCTACGCACTTTGGATTGTTTGATGCTGCTACTGCTGGTAATCTCTGCATTTGGGCTGCATTAACCACAGCGAAGACAATCAATAACGGCGATGCGGCTCCAAGCTACGCTGCTGGTGCGTTGACCTATCAGGAAGATGATTAATTCGCTTACGTTGTAAGAGAGTAGATGCAATATTGTCCAATGCTGCTATCTTTAGATGGTAGTTATTGGTGGCATGTTTGTAAGAGGTAAATAGTGGCAACTAAAAAACAAATACAGATCGCTGTGCTATTAGCGATAAATGAATATGTCCACCTTGATCTGGAAGAACGAACGGATCAGTCAATAGCGATAGAGTTGCTTGCTACTACTGCACAACAGTACGGTGCTCGGTGGGGTGTGACGTTTACGGAATGCAAAGAGATGCTTGAAAAGCCATTGTTTGAGGTGGTTTCCAATGGCTGAAGTATTCAGAGAATTAATCCAGGATCTGGTAAAAGAAACTACGACCAGCTCCGGCACTGCAAACACTTCAAAAGTGATCGAGTTAAGCGGTGCGGCTGATAGCCGGTTTCAGACGTTTGCAACTGCTTACGGTACAAGCGCAACAAACAGTGTACTTGGAATCCCTGTCACACTGACTGAAGGAACTACAGCCCAGCAGACGGGATTAGCAACATTTACGCA